ACCTGGCCGCCTTTCTCAAGCACCGCAAGCGCCGCCTTACGCGCGGCGTCGATGACCGCCTCGACCCGCTCAGCGTCTTGCAGGATAGCAGCAATCGCTTGTATTGGCAGCGCGTCAAGCTCCGCCTTGACCAGACGGTCGCGCGCGCCGTTCATCGCCGGGCAAATGATCTTCGCCGGGCACCACTTGCAGTGCTCGCCCGCGTGAGGCGCGGTGTCGCGCTCGGCAGCGGCAAGGGCCATGCGCAGCTCATGCTCGAACTCACGCAGGCGCGCCTTGTCGGTCACCCAGCGCCGCACGACCGGCGGCTGCACGATGATGAGCTCGACAAACGTCCGGTCACGGAAAGCCCAATGGCCGCACGACAGCGCGGCGGCTGCGTAGAAGAGTAACTGATAGTTCTCTTCCGCCGTCACCTGATGCCCGTCGCCCGTCTTCCAGTCGAGCACGTACGCGGTGTCTTTGTCGAGCACGCCAATCATGTCGACGGTACCGAACACGTCGGGGTTCCAGATGTAGTGGACGCGCTTCTCAAGATCGAAGAGCGCCTCGGCATGCGGGTCGACCTCGTTGTCGAACAGATCCAGCGCGGCCAGCACCTTCTCGTCGTCGATGTTGCGCGAGTCGATGCGCTCTTCAAGCACCGCTTGCAGCATCGCGTGACGGCGCGTGCCTTCGCGCATGTCTTCGTTTTCTTCTTGCGCGGGCATCTGCTGCGAGAGCTTGACGCTAGCCGGGCATTTGATGACGCGCTCGGCTGATGAGCCACCTACGATTTTAGAATGACTCATGGCTGCCCCACGCTAACACGACCGCCAACACTGCGTGACCACAAAAAGTCCACGCTTTCGACAGCGCCCAACGCCAGCAAATCTGCTGCCGTGTACAGCGTCATGTTATGGCGCGGGTAGCCGGGGCCAACGAAGATATCTTTGTTGCGGTAGTGCGGCACATGGGTAACCCCGCGCAACACGTACACCGTTTGCTCGTGCGTCTGCACTTGTTTGTTCTGGTCCATCAAGTTCACTTCAATCTCCTAGAGTTGACTAACGGAAACCGCATGGTATACCATTGCTTTGAAGTTTGCAACGGCATAAACTTTGAAACATGCGGGAGATCAAAAATTTTAGAGCGCGACATAGAGAGATACCTGGTGCGCCGGGTCAAGGACATCGGCGGCGTGGCGTACAAATTTGTCTCGCCCTCGAACCGTGGCGTGGCAGACAGGCTGGTGGTGCTGCCGCAAGGCGTGGTGTGGTTCGTTGAGGTGAAGAAAGAAGGCGGTCGTTTGTCGACCTTGCAGAACATCTTCATCGCAGAGATGGTGAGGCTGCAACAAAACATTTCAATTGTCTGGTCGAAAGAAGACGTGGATCAACTGATTAAGGAGATGGCCGAATGTCATCAGTAAAAGAACGAGCGTTTGAACAAGCGATTAAAACGCTTACCGCATTGAACTGCCAATTTGCTGTCATAACGCCAGACGGCGTACGGCATGGAACATTGGAAATTGCCTCAACTAAAACACGCACTCACACGTACCCGCGCGGCACATTTCTTAAGTACGTTAAGCCCATAATTGAGCATGTAAAAGTTGGCGACGTAGTGTCTGTTCCAGGCGGCGAGTTTTCTTTAGATCAGCTACAAGGCGCAGTGTGCAACATCGCGTCAAATCTGTGGGGTCGCGGAAATTATACGACCTCCAAAGTCGATGATGCTGTTGAACTGTTGCGACTTGCGTAAGGAGATGACGGAATGAGTTACGAAGAACAGCGAGCAATTTTGATTCAGTACCTGCAAGTGATGATTGCCCGGAACGATTGGCACGGTGTTGCTGATGTCGCAATGGACCTGCGCGAGATGGAAGCCGAACAGCGCGGTGCGAAATGAACATCATTCGCATGGCGCAGGAGGCGGGGTTTGTAGATGGGATTGTAGACATTATTGGATTTGATGGCTTTGCTAACTTTGCCGCCCTTGTCGCCGCAGCCGAGCGCAACAAACTGGCGCAGTGGATGGTATCGCTGGGCTATGCAACCGGACACGGTGACACGATAGAAGATCTGCTGGAAGAGTTGGAGTGGCAGGTTACTGAATCTTGGTCGAAGGTTGTCGTAGCAAGCGTTGAGGCTGAGCGAGAGGCGTGCGCTCAGATTGCGTTTAACGCCAAGACATACATCGAAGCTGCCGCAGCCATCCGAGCACGAGGTGAGAAATGAGCATTGAAGCAATGAAGCAGGCATTGGATGCGTTGGAGATGTTGGCGCGGTATGAGAATCCCGAGACAAAAATTCAGGTCAGGAAGCCTAAAGACGGCGGGCCAATAGTGACCATGTATCCGCACAAGGTCGCATCTGATGCTGCTGCCGCCCTTCGCGTTGCCATCGAGCAGAAGCCTGTGCTTTGGTACCACCCGTTGAGCGGGCGCGTGCGGTTTGAAGCAACGCTAAAATGGATACCGTTGTACAAATGAAGCTCCGACCCTACCAAGACGAGGCCGCAGATTTCTTGTTCGCCAACGACCGCGCGATGATCCTCGCGTGGGTCGGCGCGGGCAAGACCGCGACCGCGCTCACGGCCATGAAAGCAATGCTGGACGAGCGCCACGCCAAGCGCTTTCTTGTGCTTGCGCCGCTGCGGGTCGCGCAGTCTGTCTGGCCGGCAGAAGCCGCGCTCTGGGCGCCAGGTCTTGAGATCGCGGTTGCCGTCGGCTCGCCCGCGCAACGGGCGCGAGCGCTTGCGTCCAGCGCGCCAGTGGTTGTCACCAACTACGACAACCTGCTGTGGCTGTCGGAGCAAAAACTCAACTTCGATGCGGTTGTGTTTGACGAGCTGACACGGCTCAAGAACCCATCAGGCAAACGGTTCAAGGCGCTCCACAAGGTGATCGAGCCCATGCAAATCCGGTGGGGGCTGACCGGCAGCTTCACGTCCAACGGTCTTGAGGACGTGTTCGGTCAGTGCAAGATCGTCGATCAGCAGATGCTGGGCCGCAGCAAGGGCGCGTTCTTGCAGCAATACTTCCACTGCGTCAACCGCGACTTCGGCGACTACGTGCCGTTACCAGGCGCGCTTGATGCGGTCATGCAGCGCATACGCCCGTGGACGTACGTGCTGGAGTCGCACGAGTACCGCGACACGCTACCGCCGCTTTACACGCTACCGATCAAGCTCCAGATGCCTATGGAGCCCTACAAGACGCTCAAACGCGAGATGGCGCTTATCTACCCCAACGCCGAGGTCATCGCCGCCAACGCCGCGGCGGTGACGTCCAAGCTCCAGCAGATGAGCGCTGGGTTTGTCTACGACACGGCCCGACAAACCGTCTGGCTGTCTGACCACAAGCTCGATGCGGTCGCGGACCTGCACGCCGAGAACCAGCGTGCGCCGATGCTCGTCTGGTATCAGTTCAAGGCGGAGCTTGCCGGGCTACAGTCGCGCTTTCCGCGCTTGCAGACGCTCACCAACGACGACTCGATCGCGCGGTGGAACGCGGGGCAGATTGAGATGCTGGCGGTTCATCCGGCCTCTGCTGGGCATGGGCTCAACCTGCAAGGGCAATCGCGCATGGTGTGGATGTCGCTCCCGTGGTCGCTGGAGCTCTACGAGCAGGCGGTCGGTCGGCTGCACCGAGGCGGCCAGCGCCATGACGTGCTGAATTATGTGCTCACGACCGAGGGCACGGTCGATGAAACGATCTGGAAGGCTTTACATGAGAAACGAGAGGTATCTGATATGGCACTAGAGGCGCTCAAATGAACCGATGGACTGAACAACTAAAGGCCGCTCGGGCCGAGGCGCGCATACGGCAGCGGGAGTTCAACGCCGCCCAGCGCGCGCTCAACCGGGTGCTTGCGGAGATTGCAAAACTGGAGAAGCGAATTGAACTCGCTTCGAAGGCGGGGTAGACATGAATCTTAGCTGGCGAGATTTGCAACGAAGGCTTAATCAACTAACGGAGAGTGAACTATGGCAACTGATCGAAGCGGAACTGGCAGGCAAGAAACGTGTGTCTTTGATCGAGCGGATGCACATGCGGGCGGCAGCATTACGCACTACCCGGGAGCGCCTGGATCTCTTGAAACGCGCGACGCGCTCTACGCCGTAGGCGTGGCCACTGACGTGCAGAAGACGTGGCGTCGGTATGGCTGGGTGCCGCCGTCAGAGCTGTCGAGTTACCATGACAAATGGGCGCGCGCCCAGCAACCCACACGTATATCGGAGGTCGGACGTGGTTGATTACAGCGAAGGCTACTTGAACTTGAAACGCATGGTGGACGAGATTTGGCACGCCATTCTCGACAACGACATGACCCGCGCACGAGACATTTGCGCTGCAGCGGCTGTCGAAGCACGGCTTCTACGTCATCAGATCGGCTTGCAAAGCGAGAAGAAGCATGACAGCCAAGGATAAAGTCTGGCGGTATATCAACGGTCACAAACGCGCCGTGACCGCGCAACAGCTTGCAGACTATTTCATACAATCAAAGTCAACGATCATCAAGGTACTCAATGAACTCAAGGACCAAGGCAAGCTCGAAGTCATCATGGCTACAGAGCCCGGTAACGGACGCCGCCCCTACGCCTGGCAGCTCAAACGATCTGGGGGCGTGGCCGTTCCCGAACTGGACGACACGCCGCCCGAGCCACCAGCTCCACGACGCGCCGCCTACGACCGACCGATGCTCAACTCCTACCCGCACGTTCGCGGATATGACGACTGAACTGGGAGAGGCCAAATGGTAGACATGGTGAATCACCCGCCACATTACACGCGCGGTGGTGTTGAGTGCATCGACGCGCTCGCATCAGCAACCGCAGGGCTGGAAGGACTTGATGCGGTTTGCACTGCCAACGCTATCAAATATTTGTGGCGCTGGAAACAGAAGAACGGCGTCGAGGATTTGCGGAAGGCTCAGTGGTATATCGCTAAGCTGATTGAGACATCTGTAACGCCAGAGCCCGACCTTCTTCGACGCGTCTCGCCCAACCACGACCAAACGTGGACCACGTGGGAAGTGTCTGTAGATAAGCCAAACGACGGTCTTGGAAGCTGTTGATGATGTCTTTTGCCGGCATGGCTGCGATCGCCCGCAACGTCAGCGGGCCGATCGCGCCGTCCGGTGTCGTGCCAATTGTCTCTTGCAAGAGCTTGGCCGCGCGGCCTGGGCCTGAGTTGATGGCGGTATCGAAGACCACGTAATCAACGCCCGCCGGCAGGTCGTCGGCGCGTACCTTGTCCCAATACTTAGTCTTATACAGCGGCGCCACGTCTTCGGGCGTCAAGTCGCGCATGTCCTGCTCGGTCACCGGATGGCCGCACCACTTCTCCCACGTCGCCTTGGTGCAGCCAAGGTTAGTGATGCCACCGGGGTCAAGCGGATGGTTTACAAAACCGCCCTCGTGATGCAGCACTGCCGCAAGCGCCGCGTTCCAGTTCTCTTTCATTTCTTGCTCTCAATCGTATCTTGCTTAGCTTTGCTGCCCGCGCTGCTGCCAAAGAAGAAATTGAGGATGGTTGCGACCACGGTCGCAAGAATGAACCCCAGCACCGTATCAGCAAAGCGCACGTTGTCAGCCGGAATCTTTACCATCGTAATCATAAAGATGTAGCTCGCTGCGACCAGCGACCAGAAGGTCGCCAGCACGTAGACGAACGACTTACTGATGCCGTTACCGTTGATGAGCGCGGCGATCTGCATCGCGCGGGCGTCTGCCGTGTTCTTGTTCGCCTGCTCGACCATGAATTCTTCATGCTGCATCGCCCGCTCGCGCAGACGTGTGATGTCCTCGGCGCTCATGTCTGGCTTGAGCTCTACGCCCGTCTTCTCCTGCACGTAGTCAAGCCCCTTGTCCACGACCGCTTGCGCGACCTTGGGCAGGTTGTTCTGGATAAGAGTAGATACGATACCAGCGACGATGGGTAGCATTATCGGCTTATCTCCGCTAAGAAAACCATGAGCGCGCCGACTAAGATAATTACGATAGTCAGCAAGTAATTCATTCCGGCCACCGATCTACCATGAACTTGATGATGTGGAAGAGGATAATTCCGCCTGTGCCAACCACAACTGCTATGAAGATGGCGTCCGACGTATTCTTGATGAACTTCTTACGTCGGCGCATTTGATCGTAAATCATTTTCTCGCGCTGCTCTTTGATGCGCCGTCGCATTTGTATGAACTCAAGATAGCCCTCTCGGCCAAGGTGCTGTAGCGCCCCGTAGTGGAACCAGTCGTACAGCGACTTTTCCATCTCTTTAATCTTGACCTGGGCGGCGTAAGCGTCAAACGCCTCCGCCGTGGCGGATTTGGCGAAGACTAGCTTTTTGAAGAGTGGCGGCTTCTTGTTCGCCTCGATGTTCATCCACTCTTGCAGATCAGAGACGGCAGACGCCCACTTGCCGAGCTGACCAAAGACATCTTCGGCCTCTCGCCCTAGCTCTACCGCCTTCTTCAGTCCGTTGAAGACGGCAGTCGCAGTCGCCAACAGACTGATTGGGTCTAGCATCAATGAACCTTCAGTACAAGCCCCAGTAACAACAGGATAATCGCGCCAGCCGCGCCGATCAAGATGTGTTCAATCCGCTTGATGCGTAGGATTGTCTCAGTCCAGCGCTCTGCGCAGACGGCCTCGTGCGTGTTCAAGCGAGCCTCCAGGTCATTAGTGGTTGCCATCCATTACCTCGCAAGGGCATTATCAACCGGCGCTGCTTGCTGTAACAGCGCATTACGCGCTTCAATATCGCGCGCGATTATTTCTGCTTCTCGACTGTATCGGGGTATAGTGCGGCGCTGCCCTACTGGCGACAAAAGATAGTTTCTTACGCCTTCCGAGATCAGTTGCGGCGCAGCATTAATAGCCCCCAACAGAGTCGCCGCGCCTGGTGCACCTATCTGGCTAGCAGGCTGCGTTACACGTGGGAATGCGTTAGCGAACTCACCTAGCGTTTTTAGCCCGCCCGACAAATACTCGCCTTTTTGCAAGGCTCGGGCAAACTTATTAGCGTCTACGCTTCCCGTGCCCTCGCGTATAGCATCTTCAATCGCGTGGCTAATAGCCATGCGTTTTCTTGAGGCTTGAAATTGAGCTAACAGCGCGTCAGCATCTCCTCGTCCGCTAGTTTCAATCGCTCGCGCAAGTTGACTTTCCATCGCACTTGCAATGTCACGCTGTGCTAACGCTAAATCGTTATCGCCTTTCTTAAAATTAGCTTGTGATTGCGCCCGAAGAGTACGCATAACTTTAATCGCGTCTTTAGCATCAAAATCGCCGACAGTGTATGTTTCTATAAGTTTGCCGACGTTTTCTGGCACCGCCCCTGGAAACGACGCGCTAGGCCCGGCATATTTTGATTCAATTGCAGTCAAATCTTTTAAGTACGTGTCATCCGTAGCGACCTTACCAACCGCAGCAAGCGGTTCATAGCCTTTAGCGTACTCATCCTTGCGAATTTTTTGCATCGCTTCAGACGTGAGCGGTGCGGTGTCTGGCAACCCTGCTTCACGGCGCGCGATGGCGTCAGCCATTTCTTGATTGCGGACAGAAGCTGTCTGCTCAAGTCGCGTTTTACCTGCTAGTCGCTCTAAGTAAATGTTTGCGCCGGTTGGAGACACTGCGCCGGGCGTTACTACTAGCCCTTCTTGCGCGCCAGCCCGCAACGTTTCATCGCGAACCGCGCGGCGCAGCAATTCGTTTGCTTGCTGTTCTGTCACTGCGCCCTGCCGTGCTTGCCGCGCTAGCGCCATTTGGTTAGCTACTGCAGGCACCGCACCAGTCGAAGGAATATATGGCGGCAAGCCGGACATCATAGACCCAAGCCCAGATATTGCACGTTGGGCAAGCTCTGACTTAGGCTCATACTGAAACGGGCGTACGGCGGCTTTGACTTCCGGCGTAGCGCGTGACGTCAAGATAGACAGCGGCGCGCCTGCAATCGTGGCGGCCAACGCTACGGGCGTTTCAATCGCGCCCATGATCATCTCTCGCGCGGACAGTTCCGACAGCGGGCGCTCACGGGTCGTGGGCACTACCGGCGCAGATGTGTATGGAATGTCTGCGTAGACGGGTTGCTGTTCCTCCGGCGTCGCCGCTTGCGCAAATTTCGCAAACGGATTTTCAGCCGTTGTAGCAAATCGAGCAAACGGATTTTCAGCCATTAACGTCCCCTAGCTCGCGCCGCAGCGCCCGGCCCAAACACCGCATCAAACTGTTCATCAGTGCCTTCGCCGCGCAATAGCGACTGAACCGCTGCGGCAGGCGGCTGGGGGCCAGACGGCGCAGCGCCGCGCGGCGTAGCGGACCGCCCGCCTACAACCGGGCCTTGGGGCGCTGGCGTTGTCTGCATGCGTTCTGCCGCAAGCACGCCGTACTTCTTTAAGCGCGGGCTTTCAAAAATAGACTTGTCGCCTTCCGACTTTAACCATGCGTCTTCAGCGCCGCGCAATGAATTGTTGTTCTTTGGATCGCTCAACCAATCACGATAAAACTTATCGTGAGCGATTGCGCGCTCTGCCTGCGCCCGCGCTACATCAAGAATAAACTCGTTGGCGGCTTTGGTGTTGCCCATGCGCGCACCAGCTTGTTCAATACGCTGCGCGTCTTGGTTGGTCTGGACGCCTTTCTGGTCAAGTTGCGCCGCAAGGACGCGTTCAGTTGCGGCTTGCAAGAATTTCTGGGCATCCGTTGCGTACTTCTCGGCATCCGCCACGCCAAGCGCCGCCAAAACCGACGCGGCCTTTGCTTTAGTTTCTGTAAGAAAGCCGGTATCAAATCCACGGGTAATCACGTCTTGCGCAGACTGTATGCCAACCAAAGACTTGCGCGCCGCAGTAGCAGCGTTACCTACATCTTTTTGTTGTGCTACGTATAACTTACCGCGTTCAGTTTCTTCAGCTTTTTCGCCAGGCGATACGGTTGTAGTAACCGTAGTCGTCGGGCGTTGGCTGGCTCGAAACGCCGTAAACGCCGCCTGTTGGTCTGGCGTCATGCGATTAAACGCTTCAAACTCTTGCACAGACATTGGCACGCGGTCGCGCTGCGCTTTTTGTGCTGCAGTCGCGGCTTGTGACGCAGCCGCTTGGGCTTTTGTCTCAGTAGCCACCGTTGTGCGTTCTTTGAACGCCGCTTCTAGTCGATCTTTCTGCGACAGGGTGGTGTCAAGAATTTGCTTGACGCGAGCCGGGTCGTACGTCGGACCTAAGAACTGCACGTCGGCGGGCTTAAAGATGCCTTGGCTAGACAATTTCTGGACTGCAAAATCGTATGAGGCTTGATCTTTGGCCGCGCCAAGTACGCGCCCTACGATGTCTGCTTCGCTGATCATGCCCTTAAGGCGCGCTTCTTCTGCTTTACGCCGCGTTTCTTCCAATTGAGCTTCTGACTGCATGAGCGTACGCGCTTCGGTCAAGAACCCGCCGCGCACCAAAGCAGGCGCAATGTCAGTTGCCTTGGCTTCGGACCCAAACCCGCCCAAAATTCTTTCAAACTCGCCTTTGCGCCGTTGCTCGCGCAACGCGTTCTGCATCTGAATGTCGCCCATGCGCTGCTGCTGCAGAGCATTTTCAATCTGCGTGACTTGCGCCATCTGCGCAAGGGGGTTCGGGACTTCCAGCCCTTTGACTTGCAGCGCGATGTTGGGGTTAAGCGGCATGGCGTGACCTCACAATCAACCGTACATAGACGCGCGGCGAACCGCAGCGTCTTGTAACGCGTTAACCATATTTTGATTGGCTGAATAATTTAGGTAGGTGTTCAACGCACCTGTCAGCGCGTTAGTCATGCCGACTTGCCCAGCGGCCTGTGCTGCTCCCGCGCTAGTCGCTAGATTGCCGACGTTGGTGCCGTACTGCCCGGCGGCTGCGCCTTGGTTTGATGCTGCAGCTTGACCCGTGCCCATTAAAGCGCCCAACGGCTGCAGGCGGTTAACGCGCTCGGCCTGGAACCGATTAAAAGCGCTGCCGTACTCTTGCGAGGCAAGGTCTTGGCCGTAGCGCGACAGCGCTTTGCCAGTAGCGCCGGACAGCAGACCACCTCTGGCCGCGCGGCTGGCCTCGAGCGCCTTCATACCCTCTGACAACCTGAATGCGTAGCCGGGGTCGGCTTGGAAGTCTTGCATGCCAAACGGGCGGGCGTACCGGCCAAATTCAGCGCCTTGCGTGCCGCCAGGCAGGCCTAAGAGCGTCAACAGTTGGTTCTGCGCGCTGATGCCCGCCGTGCGGAACGGCTCTTGCAGCGCCTTTTGCTCTTGATATACCTGATAGGCTTTATCAGCAGCGTAGCGAGCCGCGTCTGCTTGTGTCTCGGCGGCGCTTCTTGCCGTTATCGCACCTAATGCGCCTGTGCCGGCAAGAGCCAACGGCACCAAAGCGTTTGCGCCAAGAGCCCCGGCTCCTGCGCCGGCTGCACCCGCTAAACCTGCGCCAGTAAGCGCTGCTGCGCCTGCACCTGGAATAACAGCGCCTGTGACTGGGTTAAGAACGTCTCCGTAACCGCCATAGCCGGAGATGTTCGCGCCTGTTGCGGCGGCACCAACACCAGCACCAGCACCAGCACCAGCACCAGCACCAGCACCAGCACCAGCACCAGCACCAGCACCAGCACCTGTTGCAGCGGTGGCGGGAACGCCGCCTAGCCCAGCATCTAACGCAGCTAACGTTTCAGGGCTAAGCGCTGCTGTGCCGGCTGCGGAAGCTGGCACACCACCTAACCCAGCGTCAAGCGCCGCGAGCGCCTCGGGGCTAAGTGCGTTAACGCCCGCTGCGGTAGCTGCAGCAGTAGGGGCAAGGGCGTTTGCACCTACACCGCCAAGCCCGGCATCTAACGCCGCAAGCTCTGCGGCAGTATACGTCGACATTGGTGCGAGCGGTGCAGCCGCGACGGGAAACGCCGTAGCAGCAGGTGCGGCAGCGGCTGCGGCGCTCTCCGCCGCTAACGTCGGGGCCACTGCCTCGGCAACCACAGCGTCAGCGACAGTTTCGCCCGCTGCGTTTACAAAAACACCTGCGTCGCTGTAGTAATAGCCCAGCAACGCGGCAGCCGCTTTGACCGCGTCAGGATGGACGCCTAGCGGCTCAGCAATAACTTCAGCGGCTCGATTAACAGCTTGATTTACGCCTTGTACGCCGCCTTTTACCGCGCCAAGAAGGCCACCGCCGATGTCTTCAACGGCGTTAAAAAAACTGCTGAAGAAGCCCATTAGCTTATCTCCCGACCGCTTACGCGGAAGTTCATAGACGCCGCAAGGCTGCCAAGCGTCGAAATAAAGTCGCCCGTGTTCAGGATGTGCCCTGCAATCTCTGGGAACGTGTAAGTTTCAGCAGGTTGCAAGGTCTTTGCCTTAACGATTAGGTTGCTGTCGCCCGCAAGTTGCCCCGCCGGCACCAGATTGACGCTGATTGTACGCGCAGCCGAGCTATAGTTGGTAGCGGTCATCTTGTCAATGATGACTGCTGTGACCGTCGCCACGTACTGAGTCGTCTGAACCTGCTCGACTGACTTGGCTTCAACCAGCGTCTTAGCATTAATTGGCATCGCTATCCTCTGCAGGCAGCGGTTGATTGCCTTCGGCTAGCCACGCCAAGTAATCTTGATAATCACTATTGGCAACGTCAGCGGGTATCCATGCGCCGTCGCTTAGCCGGCGCACAATGCTTGGCAAAGAAGTTAGCTGGTACATACTTAAATCTCCGCGTTGGCAAGCCAGTGAATCGAGTAGCCAGTGCCAGCAGTTACTGCGGTGTTGCCCGTTAGCGCAAACGCGCTGTCGCCAATGTTTGCCGTTCCCGACGTAGGCGTTACGGCGGCTATAGTTTCCCAATTGGCTGACGCGGCGTTGGGGGAGTATGTTGTGATCGTCGGCGCGGTGCGTTTAGTAACCGCAAAATTTACCGGCGCTGAGAAGGCTTGGTTAAGGACTTGCCCGGTAGCATACGCCGCACCAAGTGTTGCGCCGGTATTTTGCGCAGGGGCTGTGGCGTAAGGTAAAGATTTTTCATAGTACCGTTGGCACAACGCTAACTCTGTTGCAAATGATCTGTGTTCAAACGGCGTAGCAACATTGCCAACTTCAACTTGTACGCCGGTCAGCGCAAAAATGTTGCCTAGCGTGGCAAGCGCTTCGACTTGGTCCGGCGTGGCTACCTGATAACCTGCAGTCCAAGCGTTAGTATTTCCGGCATTTCTGGATGATCCGGCTACAAGTGTCCATCCAATGTTAACACCTGCTCCGTTAGTCCAGTTCCAGTTTGATCCTGTAGTAATCAACCCATTGATAACTGTGATTGTTTTGTACTCCCACGTATTCGCAACGGACACTTCGTAGTTAGATATATAGTAGTAATCCACAGACGGCCATACGCCGTTGTACATCACAAGCGAATACGTTCCGGGGACAGTAGACTTAACCCAAAATGAAATGGTGAATGTTTTGTTGACTAAAACGCGCGCGTCGTATCCTTCAATGATTTGAGTCATCGTGAAGTATTCGGTCGCGCTGGGTGGCGATGTGGTTGGCGTTGTAACCGTAAGCCTAGTGCTGTACTGAAGAGAAGGCTCTGACGCTGGGCCGTCTAACTGTTGTGTGACAGACATAACCGCCGCCGTAGCTGACATGTATGACCATCTATCCAGCATACGCAGAGAATTATTTTTGGTGTTAGTGCCCAAAGATGTTGTTAACGCGCCCGATCCACGCTGATTAACGACCATCGACCCGTTAATGATTTTGTTACGCATCCCTGCGAGCTGACCGCCGTTATACGACGTTGCTACAACAGACCCGCCGGTAACGTTGCCCGTAAGGTTGCCGGTGACGTTGCCGGTTACATCGCCAATCACGTTGCCTGCGATAGGGCCGTTAATGGTTACGTTGGTAATCGTGCCGCCTGTGATGGCGACGCTGCCGGCGTTCTGCGTGGACATAGTGCCTGCAGCAGTGATCTGATCTACGGTGTACTGCAACACGCCGGATGAGTTTTGAAGCGTAAATTTGTACGCTTCGCCGGCAAGTAGCCACACATTTGCTTCGCCGCGCGAATCCAACACGATTGGGTTGGTGTTGGCAGTCGTCTGCGCCGCAGTGGTGTACGTGGTCTTGGGAACGGTTGTACCCGCAAAATAGGTGTACAAAAGCCCATACGACAGCGGATTGCCGTTAGCGTCGAGAAACTGCAGCTTTGGGGTCGGCGAAATCGTAGCCATGTTCGACCTCAGATATTGTTCGTGACGGTCAAGATGACCGAGGGAATGCCTGGATGCGGCGAGGAAGCCGCCGCAGCAAGTATTTGACAGCTTGTGTCATCTGTTGACCACATCAGCTCAAAGTAGTCGCCAGCGATAAATTGGTGAATAAAGTTCCACGCGGCCACAAGCTCAGAGTCATTACCTTGGATGCGAACTTGGGACGCTGAGTTAGGTACGTCAACGCCGTTAACGCGCAACCAAATATAAACAAACGCGGTGCCGCCGGAAATTTTATCGAGCTGCGCGGAAAACTGAATGTTAAAGATGCCTGGCCGGTCAACGTAGATGCGTGACGTAGGCGAGCCAATCGTCACGCCGCGTTGGAATCCGACCGTGTTAAAGGTCATGCCGTACGCAGTGTTGATGACGGCAGCTGTTTGCGTGGTGGTGTCGTAGAAGTATCCGTAGCGCGTGGTGATGAGCTGCGGCGTATCAATTGCCGGGATGGTCTGTACGTCTTCCAACGAGAACTGATTCTGGCCCAGCCCCAACAGCGTAAACGCATTGTTAAAGAAGCGATACCACTCACGCTGCATGACATTGTCCGGTCCTTCAATGACCGGAACACGCTGCGCCGGGATACGCGTGATGTTAGGCATTGGTGCCGCTCGCAATCAGCTCTGCGCCCATGATAGCCACGCGCCCATAGCCAGACCCGCTGACCTCATAGACGCGATCTCGCAGTTTTTGGGTCATGCCCAACCGACGCCAGATGACGCGCTTGCCGGTCTGACCTTCAAAGCCCATCGACGCGTTATGCAGGCTTGACCATGTGTGGCCGCCGTCATCAGACCAACGCAAGCTGGCGATTAAATGCAAGCCAGGTGAATAGGCAATACTGGCAGGGCCAAGATTGAACTGCGGGTTTGCAAACAATACCGGCACGCCGTTACTGCGCAACACCGCCGGGTTTGTTACGTTGTAAATGGTTCCGTCTGACGTGCGCACTTCCCACGGTGGGCCTTGCACACCGGGTGCGGGTTGAAGCGGCGGCGGAATTTCAGACGTGCCTGCTTCGCAATCCAACTGCAGGCTATGCTGCGCCGTGCGCTTTAGATTGTTTTCGTTGGTCGGCAACGCGCGCCACGACCGCAGCCAAGTTTGCGGGCGCGTGTTGTAGAACTCAAAGTTAAAAAACGAAAAATCGTAATAGCCAATTACCAACAACGTGTCGTGCCCTACGTACACGCGGCTGCCTAGCGCCGCCATGCAAGTAGGCGTATGTCTTTTTAGTTGCCCCGTGACGCTGTCCACATAGCCGCGTTGGTGCCACATTTGCGTGGCTGCGTCGTACACCCACGTAACATTAGCGGTAGGAAACGTAAGCACATAGAACATGTGCCCGTCTTGTTGGTACGTAAAGCCGATAGCATCTGAGATGGTGCCGTACGACTGTATGGCGTACTCAATCGCATGCGTCGAGATGCGCTGCGGCTGATAGCCGCGAGCACGGTAGACCATACCAAAGCCGCGAGCGTCTGAGCCCAGCCAAAAGACGCTGTTGTCCATCTTGGCAACAGAGTACGGCGCTGCGCAGCCTGTTTCTAAAAACGCGCCTTGGATTGGCGCGAGCGGGTAGTCAGGCTGACCGGCGTCGTACCAGACCTCAGTGGAGTTGGTGCCAAAAATCCAGATTTCTTTGTGGTCGATAATCAACGACACCACGTTGTCTGGCGAGGCTTCAGCGCTGGCAAACGACAGCGGTTCAACGCTGCTGCCATCAAACAGTTCAGTCACCCACACGCGCTGGCTGTTAGGCTCGTTGAACACAAAATAGCCGTTAACATAGCCAACTGTGACTGCGCCAGGAAAGTCGGGATCGCCGATCTTGGCAAACGCAGTTGTGTTGATGTTGTAGATGTAACCATCTGGGTTGGTTGCGATGAAAATTTGCGTGCCATTGTCGACCATGCTGACAGGCCCGCTACCCGATATGTTTGTGCTAATGGTCGTTACGGTAATGTCAGGCGGTATTTGGCCCACAACAAACGATTCGTCAGCGATTAAATTTGCTACTGAAACAAATCGTGACCCGACAACCGCATACAACACGTTCTTAACGACCCACATGCCGCGAACGCTGCCGGTGCCGGCAAACGTTAATCTTGGACGAATCCCAGGCACGCGTTGAAAGTACGCCGCCGTCTTGCCCCCGTCCGGCGTAGACTCGGGGTACATGTTGACGAGCCGATTGTCCGCAGCATTGGTGCTGCGTGCAACGTACGCGGCTCCAAGGATGGGCGACTTCATCAGTAATTACCGGCGAAGATGTTGTAGCGCTGGCGCGTCCCGACGATGCTGTATGGGATCGCCATGATGTCGTCAGGATTGTTGATGCGCTTCAGGTTGCGTTTAGACGTCATTGCAACCCGCTGCACTTGGCGCGAAGGCTCAACACCAAACTCAGGCGCTAGTTCACACGCCAAGTTGTAACGGAACGCGCGCAAATAGCCTGGCGGAAACGACAGCACCGTTGCCAAGATCGCGGGGCGCGTCAGCTCTTCGACCGACACAATGTGAAACTCCAGCACACGCGTTGGTACTGGATAGATGTACATCTCAATGTCGGGGTAGGTCATGTTGACCCACATGACTTGCGGATAGGTGCTTCGCACCGTCTTTAACGCAATCCCGTTGTATTGCTGCTGGTTGATGAGCTTTAAGCCGTACGAGACGCCGGTAGACGGGTCTTTGAAGTACGTCGAATCATCAACCAAAATAGGCCGGTTGCCGACAAAATCGCCTGTCGGCCCCATCGTGCGGCTGATTACGGTCGCCGGCCAGCTAAAGATTTGATCTTGCGTCGCGTACACCGACAAGCGTTCGGTGTTCCACGAGTCGATCATCTGGTTCATCGCAGTCAGCGCATCGGCTGCTGACTCGGGAGAGGGCGACTCGCCCTCTGCTACTACACCAAGCAAGCGCAGTGCGCCTGTGATGATGTCACCCGCTGTAGTCGCCATCGACCACCTCCTTGCGACGACGACCTCGGCGCGCAAGTTGGTTGATTGGCGCGCTGTCTACGGCCCCGTCAGGGTCTTCGCCAAGAGTATAGCGTGTCCAGCCGTTTTGTTCATCAAATTCGGCTTCTTGTTCGGCAATCGCTACTTTATCGCCGTGAACAGGGTGTCTCAGATAAATGATTGGCATAAAAGCCGGGGGCCGAAGCCCCCGTCCTGTTTAGGCAGCCGCCATGATGACCCAGTTGGTCCCATCTTCGCAAACCAGCGTCGCAAACTTGCCTGCAGTAGCGGCCAGAATAGCCGTGCCTGCAGTACCAGATGCTAGGGGTTTGACGTTTGAGGACGCCGAAATCACCGTGTAGGTGCCAGACAAGTTTTTGATGGTGACGGTCCGACCGATGTAATCAGAACCGCTGGGCAACGTCACGGTGACGTTGGCAGCAGCGCCGTTACAGATCACGTAGTTTTCCTCGTCGCCCAGCGTGAAGCTGGCGGTCTTGGTGACCGGAGCGTTGAGGTAAAGCGCCGTGAGCGCTGGGTCGGAGTACGCCACGCCAACAGGTTTATTGTTAGACATGACGTAACTCCTTTAGGCGATTTTGTAGACCGTGTACGCACCATCCGCAGTTTTGCGGAAGCGGAACGCAGCACTCGACGTTACCGCAACCGCAACCAGCGCATTGCCGCCGTCGGTAACGCCGGTGCCAAGCGCTAGCGTAACCGCGCCGGACGACGTGCCGATGTTGACAATGTTCAGGTCAAACGTGCTGCCAACCGTCGCGTTGGGAAGCGCGTTGTCAATCGCAACCGCCGTCGGCAGCGTGTACGTTGCAGCCGAGGTGGAGGGATTGGCTACCAGCATACCGCCCAGAATTTGAGCAGCAGACAGCGTCGCCGTGGACGTTGCGGTTTGAGGCGCGTCAGCAGCGCCCATGACGGTTTCAGCGCGATTGCCTGCGCCGACTTGATAACCGCCTGCACCATTGGGAAGAGCCATGATTAAATCCTTTCAGATATGTTTCCAAGACCGGCGCTTACGGATGTCGGTAATCGACTGCCGTGATACGCCGTATTTCAGAGCTAAGTCTTTCCCAGGTTCGGAACTAGCCCGAATCGCCAGCACGTCTTCCGCTGTTATCTTCGCAGCATAGCAAGTCTCACCTTGTTTTCCAACGCGTTTGTGATGCACGACTTCCCCGGCAATGTGCCGCCAAGAATGCCGTTGCTTCAAGCTGCCGATGGTTGACGCGGTGACACCGTAGTCTGCGGCAATCGCAGCGTAAGGGCGTGGGTCTGCGAGAATCGCAGCCGCTTGCTCATCTGTAAGGATGGCATTTGGCCGTTCAACGCCGCGTGGAGCGCGATTGCGCCCTTTTGCGACTTTTTCTGCCATGTTCTCTGCGTTAGTGCCAGAGCGAAGATGCGCGGGATTTACACAGCACGGGTTGTCACAAGAGTGAAGCGCTTGCGTTCCTACTAGCAGATCGCCAGTGTGAAACGCTAACGAAAAGCGATGCGCTTTTTTGAAGAGCACGCCACCAACCTCACCCTTAAACATTCCGTAGCCGTTTTTATCCCTTGCGCCAATCCACTCCCAGCACGTATCAGTCTTTTTGACTTGCATAAAGAACCTTGTCTCGGCGGGCAAGCCGCGAAACTGTCCTGAATGCTGCGCAACCGCTATCGGCGAACCAAACTTACGGTTTCGCTTCCAGTGTTTGTCGCAAAGTCCTAAAGCCAACACGACGTTCTCGCATTCCTTGATACAGCAGATTTTGGGGTTCATACTAGTCTCCGATTAGGGAGACTAGTATGCCCCAACTAGTTCCGTACTGTCAACTCTCTAGAGGGTTAGCCCCAGAGACGGACGGCCATTTGCGGCCGGATGACAGAATACCCGTACAATACATCGATGCGACAAGGAAGTCGATCATTATTGATGTCGTATTGCCGTACGATACGCATCGAAATGCCGTTGTGAACCTGGCGCGAAGCCATGTCCACGCCTTGCGGCATCAGCAGATCGGCGGTCGCAAACGAGATCGCGTCACGGTGATACACAAGGTTCTGCGGGTACTGGGTGCTGGCGCTTCCCAAGAAGGTCACAACTGCGCCTGCCTGCGGGAACGAGTCCACGGTCGCCAGAGCTTGCGAGCTGGTGTAGATCGCCGGGCTCACGCTGACAGTGTACGCGCCGCTGGACGCGGTAGCGTCGGCAGTAGCAACGAACTGCTGCAGCGAACCAGTCGACTCACGGGTCTGCGGGTTAACCGCAAACACGCCAGCGATCGTGAACACGTCGCCTGCCCGGATGATCTGCGAGCCAGTGCCGGTGATGGCAATGGTGGTCGCGCCTTGCGAGGACACGGTGGTCGTCACAGTATGCGCGCCCGTGCGGGTGCCGGTCGTGAACTGCTTGATCGACTGGGACATGTTGACTTCGTCAAGCCCGAGGATGCCTTCGCCCATCATGCCGTTCTTAAACTGACGGCTGATGGTGGAGGTCGGGTTAAAGAGGCCTTTCATGCCTTCGACCAGCGCTGCGTTGGCCGCCGGGTTGACGGTCGCGTAGCGGGGGCTCATAACAGCAGCGGCTTCGTTCAGCTTCTGCTGCGCCTGCAGCAGCACGAGGCTGGTGCCGGGGGTCGTGCCGGGGGTGCCAACCGACTGGTAAACGTTACGGAAGGCGTTGGCAACGTCAGCGTCGATGCTGGAAGCAAGCTGGCTGATACGAGGCTTCAGAACCCGTTCTGCGAAGTCATCGAGCTGCATGGTCAGCTCAGCGGTCGTGAAGTTCACGCCGATGTGCTTTTGGCTCGACACGGTCAGGGTGGTGAACTGTTCCTGATCGTCTTGAACTTGCAGCGCGGCACCGTCGGTCACCAGCGCGCGGTCCGGCAGACGGATACGCAGGGTGGAGCCGATTTTTGCGCCTTGAACAGCAAACGAGTCGTCGTACTGACGGTTAACGTTGCGGGTGATCACCAGGTTGTTCTCGAGGCCATGTGTTCGCCAAGGTTCGCTACGCCTTGACCGCCCTTTCGGGCTGCTGCATGTCACCATGCAGAGCAGACTATCTCTTCACCCTCTTACGAGGGGCTGTGCGCTTCCGGCCGCTTGGCCGTACTCCCTTACGGGATAGTCGTTACACCTTCCGCTGGTGAGGGCAAACGCCGCCGTTTTTGTGTTTACCGACCTGACAGTTCATGCACAGCACTTGATAGCCGGGCGGGAACTTGTGCTTACACAACCAAAGATAGAACGCTGTGCCGCTGCTGCGATACGCACCAGACTTACGCTCCACGTTGCCATCGTTGTTGATGTGGTCGATCGACAAAAACATCCGCTCAGTTTCGCCGCAGCACGCGCAACGATAGCCACCATAGGCAGCAAATACTTCGTCGCGTCGCCGGTCTTGGTTACGCTTTGTCTTTGCAGCTTCAGCAGCGCGTATGGCCGCTTCTTCTTCGGGACTTGCGTTTGCCAATTTCCGGTTGCGCCATTCGCGAGCGTGTTCCCGTGCTTTTTCACGGTTTTGCTCACGCCATTCGCGCATGCGTCGGTTGAATTCTTCACGGTTGCGTTCACGATAGCGAGCAGCGGCTTGGCGGTTAGCCTCGCGTGCTTCTGCTGCTTTGTCACTATCATGATTACCTTCACTTTTGGCTTGGCTCGGTGTTTTCATGTAATCATTCTACATGACGTCCACCGAATTCACACAGTTTTTCTACTGGGGTTACCCCCAGAGGAGACCATTAGTTAATCTCGAGTGCTTTCCTGGTGATCATGTCAATCGTTAAGATTGAATTAACCATGATCTATAAAACTCCTTTGGTTGATAAAACTTACCTACCGTGTTTTGCTTCCCACATCCGAATCTGGCGCTGCCGTTCGGCTTCGATCCACTCGCTCGTGCTCATAGACTTCAGTGAGCGCGGGTCTGTGGTGTCGTAGGCCGGCCCGCGAGACGAGCCAGCGGCAACAGGTTGAATCGGCGCAGGGGCGTTAGACGGCTTCTTAACAGGTGGGCTCGAGGCCACTTTGGCTTCGATTTTCCCGATTTCTTTAGCCTGCAAAATTGGCGATAGGCGCGAGATGCGATCCGCTTCTTTCGGGTTGAGCCCAAGGTAGTACGCTACATCGGGGCCAACGTCGGACGCCTGAATCGTCTGGGCCATCACGGTGGTGATCTTCAGACTTGGGTTGTACGCAACAGCTTCAAAATCTTCGTACTTGTCCCGAGCCTGCTCTTCCTTGTCGTGATACGACTCCAGAATCGCTGTTTGTTGACGCTCCAGTTCCCGTTGTTGCAAAAGCTGTTCGGCCTTTTGAGCTGCCAGTGCTTCGGCGTATTGCTCAACTGACTCAAACTGACTTTGCGAAACAGGCGCGGGGGCTGCAACTTGCGGTGCTGCGACAGGCGCTTTACTGCGATCACGTTCCCACGTTCTACGTTCTCTTGCGAGGCGTTTTCCAATCATCGCGTCCACTTCTTCTTGCGTGAACGTCTTGACTGTCTCCGGCGATGCTTCAACGGTTTCAGGCGTAGCCGTTACGACCTGTTCCGGCGCGGGTGCTTGCGCCGCTTCCGGCGCGTCCGCTACAACTTCAGGAGTGTTTTCCATGTCTACTCATAAGAGTACCTGGTGAACCGCACCAGTACGGTTGTGAATTTATACAGTAGTCTTAGTTCATGTCAAGCGGTGCTTGCGGTTGCACCTGCTGTTCAATCTGCGACTTCAACTTTTGCCAGATCGCTACAGACATTTCCAGCGGCAGTTTACCCAGCCCCATCGCGATGATGTTGGCTTCCTCGACCGTGATCTTGATCTCGAACTCTTGCATGTCAGGCAGCCCAGGGGAGCGGGGGTGACACGATAGTTGGGAATGCTTGCGCCTGAATCTGCGCGTTGACTGCGGCCTCGGTTGCGTCTTTGTCCACACCGTTCGCCCAGATCCAATCGAGCACTTGCTCTTGGGTCAGGCTGGCGTAGGGTGTAAAAGACTCAGGATCGGGCGAGGGCAGCGAGCAGGTGGCGTAGACGGAGGCTGAGTAGCCGTCCACCGTGTCCGAGCACTGCCAGTGAGCCACGATGCAGACATCCGACAGATCGCCTTCGGATACTTTGCAGTCAAGACGGGAGATGTTCCAGTTCATTATTTGGCCTCCAGTTGGGCTACACGGGCGCGGAGGGATTGCAGTTCAGCAACAAGATCAGCAATAACTTCAGAAGTGCTTGCTTGCATATTTTGATAGACAGGATTGCCTTCTGCGTCAACCGCATCTTTTTGCCCAGTCACGCTATTTGGATACACTTCTTGAAACTTGTGAGCCAAAAAACCTCGGGCAGATGCTCCGTTGGCCTTCCAGGTATATTCAACAGGCTCAAGTGCATCAATACGGGAGCCTGCGTCTGTAACAGGGCCGGTAACCGTTTTGAGACGATAGTCTGACGTAATGTTATAAAGAACGCCAGTAGTGCCGTTTTGAGTTACAGACCCAATGACAGTGCTATCGTAAAAATATGCTTCGTAGTAAGTCCCGCTGCCAGAACCGTTAGAATGCCCAATCAATACTTGAGATGATGTTGTACCTAAGTTTTGAAAAACAAACCCGTTAGCGGGAGTGTTTGTTTGAGCATTAAGACCAAAGAGCACTTCCCCACCGCTGGTGATACGGGCGCGTTCGGTGTTAGCTGTCCAGAACGTCATTGCAGCGTTCTGGTATCCGATGTATCCGTTTGAGTCAAAGCTGTTGACAAAACGCAAATACATATCTGCGCCGGATGTTGCAAACCTTGTTACTTCTGAACCAGATGATAAAACGTGCAACCTTACCGCTGGCGAAGTAGTTCCAATGCCCAAATCCCCATCCGCATCCAACGTCATTGCTTGGGAAAATACTGGGTCGTTTCCGATTACCGGAGTGGCAGTCGATCTCCACCACTGATGCTGACCAGCGGTTTGAGCATAGTATGTTGCGGCGTTAGCTGTCTCAAACTTATAGGAAGTGTCGTAGTAGTAATTTTGTCCAAAAAATGAAGTCCCGCCTGCGCTGGTGTTCCCACCAATGACGGTTCCACCTACAGCACCAATTTGCAATACTTTAACGACACTTACCCACGGGCTTAACGATGTCACCCCTAGACCGAGGTTGCCGGAGGCGTCGAGGGTCATCTTGGTGGAGTTTGTGCCACCGTAATCCAGTTGAAATGTCAGCGCGTTATTGTTTTTGGCCGCAGAACCAATCTCAATGCCCCAAGTGTTCCCAGCGGCATTTAAAACAATAGCAGAAGAAGATGAAGCGCCATTGCTGTCGTTTCTTAAGAGAATATTGTTTTGTGAGTTAGCGTTGGCGTAAGCAACCAACTTCGCAGTTCCACTTAAATACGAACTTGGAGAAGTCGTACCAATCCCAACATTGCCGGCAGCATCTACCACAAACGGTGTGCTGTCAGGATTCGCAGAGTCCTCGACCAGAATCGCATTGCCTGCGCCTGTCTGCGTGATTCGCAGTGCATCAGTCGCACTGTTCGCGCTGATGATCGCCGTTGCGTTAATCGCAATGTCGCGCGGCACAACGTAGGTATCGCCTGACTGTGCGGCTTGAATTTGTGGGATTGCTGTATTGAGAAGAAGTACCTCGTAAGCGGCCACGGCGCTCTCCTTAAATCGGGTTGTAAGACGTGCCGTTACTTGTCAGCACTGTCTCGACAACATAGAAACTGGTGCCTGCACTGTTTAGCACTTCTTCATCGACAGTGTAAGGCGTTGCATCGCTGGTCAACACAATCCACGGCGGGCCAGGGTTAGGTCCAGCAAAGTCTGTCGCCAGCGTAGCGACAGTGCCTAGCCCTAAGCCAAGTCCGTTACGGACGGGTATGCCAAAGCTCATCGGATATTGATCGGTTTAGCGTAGACCGTACCAGCGGAAGCGATCTGGATCGCGCTGACTCGCCACGGTGCGCCGGTGCCTTGCGGCACGATGAACGGGATTGGCGTGTTGGCCGGAATTGGCGTGGAGCTGGTCGTTGCAGTCACGCCTTCACCCACGGTCACGTAGGCAGCGGTCGTTGACCAGATCACTACGCCTTGCGGGCCTGCCGGCCAGGCCGTCGTGCTGCCCGCCGTGCCCGTGTAGGACGCGGTTCGGGCGGGAAAATCGCCGTCAGCTAGAGGATTTAACAGTTCCATTGTGCGTCCTTATGCGAGGAAGCGGAGCTTGTACAGAGTCGAGAGATACTGCCCCACGATCTCATCGATGATGTTTTGAAGCGGTGTGTCGGCTTTATCGCAAACCTTGTACCGCATCTCTTCGACGTCAGCAAGTGAATCTTTGAGAAACTCAATGACGTCGCTGTTCTTCTTAGCGCCCATCAGCGTGATGGGGCCGATCAAACCGTGGCGGCCCTGGTAGGCTTCCGCAAACTTGTCTGCAAGCTCAACGATATTGTCGTAGAACTCGTTCAAAGCGACGTGTTTGGCGTAAGACTTGGTGTTGAGATGCACGCTGTGCGTGACATCGCGGGCTAGAAAAAGCGTACCGATAAAGTCTGCGCAGCTCACTGCGGTACTCCTTGCATCGCCATCTGCTGTTGAGCGACCACCATATCACCGGCTGTCATCACGTCTTTTAGCGTCTGCATGACCACGTCTTGCACCTGATCAGGCGTCATACCGCTGGAAACTGCCTGGATTCGCTTAGTTTCAGCATTGTACTCGTCGATGCGCAGTTTTTGGGCTTCCATCGACTTGCCGACGTTCTGCAGCATGTTATACATCTGTTCCATCTGCGCTTGCATCGCCTGAATCTGCTGATTGGCCGCTTGCAACGCAGGATCGTCCTCATCCTGCAGCAGTTTGGGGTCGATCATCTTCTTCAGACGCTCAGCCAGCTCCTGCGCCCCCGGCCAATCCATGTTCTTGACAAACAGATCGCCTGCTGCAGCCCACAGGTTTGGGTTGCCTTGCAGAATCTGGCTCATCGCGTCCATCGACTCTTGACGCTTGGTTAGATAGCTGGGGCCAACCGTGACCTTGACGTCGTACTTACCAACGCCAGGGTTGTAAATCTTCTGCACCACGACACCGGCTTCGTTGACCATCTTCCGCACGGGTTCTGGCTGGTTCGGATCAAGCCGTACCATGTCAGAGTTGCCATCAACCTGAATAATCCGCGCAATCCGAGGCGTATCGTAGATTTTGGGGATCAGATCGACCAGTTGACGGCCTACGTAGCGGATCGCTCGAGCGTAGTTATCGACGTAATGGTACGTACCAACGTCGCCCTCACGCTGGCGAGCCAAAATAGCCCGTCCAGAGCGTTCATTTGAGGTCATCCCAAGGCTTGCGTTGTACTGCCCTGTAGCCGCTTTAATGTCTTCTGACGCGCCCATTTTGGCCTGAATCAGGCCTGTTTGGGCCATTGGCGGCTGTGCGCGCTGCGGAAGCGGCAAAACGTTGCCGGCACCGTCGGTTACGTCAGGATTGACCTCCAAATACGGGTAATTCGTCGTGTTTGCGGTCTTCCACTTCTCTTCGTAGCCCTCAAACTGACCGCCGTAGCCGATAAACGGTGCTTTTGGCGCTAGCGCCAGCATTTCCGCCTCTTGGCTCACCCAGTAGTTGTACATCCGCTGGGCATCTTTAGCGTTTCTGACCAAACCTGAAATCTCAAGCTGGCCTTCGATGTTCCATTCGTTGCCGATAACGCGAATAACAGGGATGTATGACCCCGCCCAGTCGCGTTCTTCGATGATCTCGTAGCCGTTGGTCTTGCACCACTTGATCTTCTTACGCTGCACCTTGCGCTGACGGCTAGGTCTTAGCCCCATTTCGCGCATCATCTTGTCTTGCGGGGTGCCTTGGAACGTCGTCGTGCCGTCTGGGTACAGATTTAGCGTCGCAGGCGTGTAATCGCAGTAGAAATATTCTGCAATTCTCACCGTCATCTCGCCCAGCCACTGCGACAGCGACTGGTCGCCCACGCCTTGCGTCATAATCGAGCTGACCGGCATAGCGTTGGGGTACAAGCGCTCATATTCGGTCTTCAGGATGTCTTCGGTGATGAAACACCACTCTGCATCCGCACCGCACGGGTCTTGGATCGTCGGGTCCATGTAGACCGAAAAACTGTTCCGCACGCGCCCGATCTTGATGTCCTGATCAAAGCTCGTTTCGTCGCAATATTCGGTAAGAATCCGAATGTAACCCTCGCCAAACGTCACCTGGTTGTCGCACGCGGTGTCGTAAGCCACGTCAGCATTCGAGATGTACTCAATGTGACGGATCATGCCGTCAAAAATCTCAGCGACCTCAACGTCCGCCTTGTCGTCGGCTGGAATGACGTTAGGCGACGGCCTGTTTTGCCGCTGCTCGTTAGTCACCTGGCGCACGTGTTGCGGCAGCTTGTTGATCGTCAGGCATGGCCGCGCGTTGATCGTCTGCCCTTGCACTGACCCGCGCACTGACAGCACGTCTGCCGGCCACTGATAGTGATTGTCAGGCGAGCCCGCCATAAACCGCAGATCGTCTAACTGATCTTCGCGCGTATCACTGTATGCGCTTACAGCGGTTCTAAACCGCTGACGCATTTCTGACAGCCGATGCGAGTCGCTCTTTTTAGCGTGCTCGCCCTCATCGCCGCCTACATCCGCGACGTAGGCTGCCCCAGCCATGCCTGTTTGATCGTAAGCCATTACTTCTTTTTCATTGGTGGTTTAGCCGCTGCGCGCTTGGTAGCGTATGCGATGGCGACTGCCTGTTTCACGGGCTTCCCTGAGCGTACTTCAGTAGAAATGTTCTTACGGAAGGCGGCTTTGCTGGGTGACTTGACGAGGGGCATAACTACCTCTTTTTAGCTGTTTTAGCCGACTCTTTGAACGCTTTTGCGGTCGGTGCACCGGGTGCCCCCGGCTTTCGCATTTTCTCGCCAGACCCAGCTTTGATGCGCTCGCGTTTAGCGTGAATCGCTGCGTACAAACCAGGATCGCCGGGCTTTTTCATTTGTGCGCTCCAACCGCAAGTTCTAGTCTATCGTCGCCAAGAAATTGTGCAACATCTCGGCACAACTCATAAAAATCTTCGTATGCAAAGTCTGATTTCATGCGATTTATTGCTTGGCACACCAAAATTGTATTTTCTGGCGTGTAGCCAATATCACTGTGAATGCGCTCTATAGAGACTGTATTTAGATGCCCAGCTTCAAGCGTCATTTGGCGTCCGCTGTACGCGCATACGCCCCATTGAGTGTGCCAACACTTAACAATGTCTTGAATTGATAGAGAAAATTCTTGGTTGCGTTTAGCCGCGCTGTTTTTGGCGTTCCGCAAAAATACGCGAGCGCGGCCTTCAATCGTAGAGTTTATTTTTTCAAGCGAGCGAGCACTTCCTTTGCGGCAACATTCTTTGCACCAACTATGATAGCCGTCTGCCGTCTGCGCATGCTTAAAGTACAAGTCAAACGGCTTGCTGGTCTTGCACTTAAAGCAAGTCTTCATGTCAGCATTTCCATCGTTTGAGTGACGCCTTAGCGCGCTCTGCGTCGCCTTTGGCATTCCTGACAACTCCTGACATGCGGGCGCAGAAGGATGCTTTGCGGCCTTTGTCAGCTTCAGTCTTCGGGTTGGGTGCGGGCGCTTTGAGGTTGCTGCCGGTGGCTGCGTTGTACTTGGCTCGGCCTTTGGCTGTCAGGCCAGCTCCCTTGGACACGGGCAGCTTCTCGCCGCGCCCCACTGCCAGACTCACAGATTTCTTCGTCGCCATCACGCACCCATCCAGCTTGTAGCGCCCGATGAGCGGTCAGAGTAGGCGCGGCGGGTGTTGGCGATGCGTGGTTCACGGCTGGCAACCGGATAGGCAAACGTCACGGCGATCGCGTCCGCCGCGTCGGGTGATGCTAGACCCCTGGCTTTCATATCTTTCTTGCTCTCCAAGAAGATTGTACCGCTCGAGTCTGGCTTGGTCTTGGGGCCGGTCAGGTCCGCTTTGAGCTGCCTGTCTGGCGCAATACTAGCCGTCTTTAGCCAGTCTCGCATCGCACCCCACAGCTCCGCGCGCTTGTTGCCCCACATAATCTGGTTCTTGGCTTTCCAGCCAAAGTTTACCCCACGCACCTTATACCGCTGTTCAACCAGCCGGTCAAGTATTCCATACCCCAGCCCGCCTTCGTCGATCACCGTCAGCGTCGGCTTGTACTCTTCGATCGCGTCAATGACGTGCCCAACGGTCGTCATCGTGTCATCGCCCCGATACCGCTTGATTGCGATGATGTCTCGACCTTGCCTGACCGCAATGACTGTCGAGTCACCTCCTGACCTGGCCGGGTCAATTCCGATGACAATCGGTGCTGTCTCGTCTTTGTGTTTGGCGCGGCCAAAGGCGGCATCTACTATAGAAGGCCCAATAAACTGGTCGTCGCCTGCGCTCGGAAACTCTCCAAACACCTCGACCTTGGCCTGTATCGAGTCCTCGCCGTACTCCGCGATGATCTGCTCGTATATCTGCTTGTCGGTGCCTTCTACGTCGCGGGCGTCGATGTTTTCGGTTACCCAGAAGTCGCGCTTACTGTTGAAGCACTCGAAGAAGTAGCCTTGGTTGCGCCGGGGGTTGCTAAACGCGCACCAGAAGCGATGCGGCGTGTTTTCCGTAAAGAATCCCTGCGCCACGTCCCAGATCGGGTCTGGAATACCAGACGCCTCATCAAAGATCAGCAGCACCCCGTCGCTGTTGTGCAGACCGGCGTAAGCGTCCGGGTTTTCTTCTGACCACAGACGCCCCTCGACCGACCAGAAGCGCGTGCCCTTCTTTAGATCGCGCTCGACAATCTCAGCCAACCACTTGGCTGGCGTCACGCG